AACCCAGCGGTATATGCCTGAGTCGCTAACTTATTGAATGCCCCCGATGTCGCATCGACTTGATCGGCATACTTGCTCTCAGGAAACGCTCTCAGCTCTTCCTCCCAGTCGGGGTTCCAGTTAGCTCTCAATGCGTAGACGTTGCCCGCCTCAAATTGTGCGGCTATCGGTTGCGCCCGGACGACCTTGGCTTCCCCTGGGAGCGTTTGCTTTTCTTTGTTTTGCCACTGTCGACCACTCACGATGTCTCGATAGACGGGGAATCCAGCCAGCATCTTGAGCGTGATTTGCATCGACTCTTTACCGCCTGATCCTGGCTCCTGCTCGCAATAGATCCGGACAGCGTTGTTGTACTTTTCTGCGTCCCGGTGCGCCGTCTCAAGCATCACTTTATTTCGCTCTTCGTAACTCCAACGGCCTCTAATCACATCCTCGACGTAATACAGGCCGTTGTATGTGCGACACATCAAGACGCCGCACGTATAGGCCCCTGCCCCTTCGCCTTCAGCCGTTCCAGCCTTGTCCCAGTACCTCACCCGATCAGCTTTGACCGGCACGCCGTTGACGTAGTTGAATTCA